GTTCATGGGCTTTAATTGTCAACATAAGCAATTCTCTTGGGTCAGTTGGTACTTTAGCATATGAACCAGTTTTTCTGATTGTTGGAAGTACTTCACTAGTTACCCAATGTTTGAATTTTTTTGCGGATTCTAACTTACTTGATAAGATTAATGAATACAACCCTGATTCATTAATTATAATTGGTTTTTGTTCTCTACCCATGGAGTCGTGAATCACGACCCCATCTCTTTTATCATCAGAATCAATATGTCTTGCAAGAGAATCTCTTACATTTTTGTATCCAAGTGCTTCAGCAACATCTTTACCAACAAACCAAGGTTCATTGTCAATCATCAAGCTTCTTACATTTCCAAATTCTTCATTGTTAAATATTTGTAGTTCGTTCATATTGACAATCTCCTTTTTTAATTGTTTCTTGAATGTTTCTTGTTAAAGCATTACACTTTGAAACATTTGATCTAATAGTTTCTTCTACCATGTCAATTTGGTCTTCAATTAACATCATGACATTTGAAACATCATATTTAATATCATTCCCGTTTTCACATGCATCACATGTAACAATGACCATTGAATTAATTCTTTCTAAGTCAGTTAATTTGTTTTCAATTTCTGATAACATGTCAAATAACTTATCTAATTCATTTAACATATCTTTTACCTCTTTCTTTAATTGTTTTCCAAGGCAAAATGTAGTACAATAATCTTGCCTGTTGATATGGCAAGGAACGTGAACTTTCTCAGGGTTTTGTCGTTCCTTTTTTTATTTCCCTAAATTTAAAATTCCTCTTCTTATAGCTTCTGCTTTATCTATTTTTTCTTTTTCACAGTAATCAGTAAGAATATTTAATGTTTCGTCATCCATTCTTACTGTTATTCTATTTGATTTAGGATTTTTAACTTTAGGACGTCCTGTTTTTGGACTCATGCTATCCTCCTTTCTTTTTGTCTGCCACAATGTCATAATAATATATGGCTGACATAAAGTCAAGAGTTTTGTTGTTATATTGTTTCATACCTTTTCATACTGTTTCAATAGTGCTAACTATAAATTAAATCAAACATAAGGACTTATTGAAAAAAGTCCGTAATTATCAACAAATATTGGACTCCTCAAAATTAAGGAGTCAAGATTTCTTTATTCCAAGCACTTATAAGCAAATCTTTTTGCTTTTAATTTGTGCTTTGATTTCTTCAAGAATAAAATCATTGACTTCAAAATTAAGTGCTTCTTCTGGAAGCTCTTTTTTTACTATTTCAAAATAAGCTTTTGTAATTTTTTTAATTGTCGAAGAATTAACATGTACACCGCTCTTAAATGCATATACCGTATTCATTCTATTTTTCCTCCTACTCTTCTACATGTTTAATTGAGTATCTAACACAACATTCATGTTCGATACAGCATCCTCGATACTTTTCCCAATCCTTGCAGAAATAAGCAATGTCAGCTTGACCTAAAAGCTTGATGGATTCTCCTAGACACCAAAGAGGCGTTTTTGGTTCACCATCAAAGAATGAATCAATCACTTCAATTTCTTTATCAGGAAATAATTCTTTTACATTGCGCAAAACTCTTTCTCTTTCATCTAAGATTTCTTTATCTGTTTTTCCTGCCATTGGCTGTGATATAAATAATTTCATTTATGCATCCTCCTATTCAAAAAATACCCAGTCATCCGCTAACATATCTGTTTGTGATGGTGCCCAAGGTACAATATTTTTCTTTGCATCTAGATTATCAGTTTGTAAATTAGATGAATCTATACAAACAAAAGGATTTGTTGTTGCATCTGTTTCACATAAATGAATAAAAATTCCTTTACCGTTCCAACCTTTTCTAGCAAGTTTCATTCCTCTTTTTAGATATTTGATAGCTTCATCAAAACCAAAAGTAACTTCTCCACCTAATTCTGGGCAGTTTTCTTCATCAGCAAGAACCCATCCATCATCAAGAATATTAGATAATGTATAAATAACTCTTTCGGTTTCTCTAATATCCATTTCTTTTCCTTCTTTTGTGTGCATGATAACTGTTTTCTTTTCATCATCCCAATACCAATAGCCACCCCATGAAGGTAATTTTATTTTTTCTCCGTTTTGCATAAGTTTAAATGCTCTTTCAAATTTCATTTTTATTTTCCTCCTAGCTTGATGCATCTATTTTCAAATTTCTTATAAGCATCTAAGTAAAGTTCTTTCTTATCTCCGTTGTAAGTTAATTCATAGTACATTCCATCCGAAAGAGATGTTGATGCTAATGCTTTACTATTTTGTAACGCTTTGCAACTCCAAACAGCATAAACATCAAAATCAACTTTGCCATCCGTTTTATCAAGATGTTCTTCTGTGTACTCTCTGACTACTTTTTTACATAAATCTAAAAATTCACCTGAACTCATTTTTTTATCTCCTTTTTTACTAAAATATTTCTAAAACAAAAGTAATAACCATAATTAAACTGAAAATAAAAAGTGGGATAAGAATTTTCCATAGCCCACAAATGAATAGATCAATAAGTTTTAAAGCAATTAAAAGAACGAATAATACTTTTATTACAATTTTCATATCAAATCTCCTGATTTTGAGCAAAAGAAAAAGCCAACTTTCGTTGACTTATTATTTACTGTTTTTGTTCCCAAAACCATTTTTTTGCTTTGTTATATGCATCAATCACTTCTTGTGGAAGCTTGTCTAACTCGCCATTGGCAATTTGAGAACCATAAGGATCATAAATATCTATGCATTTTTGAATTTCTTCTGGGTACTTTATATACGCTGACATTCTATTTCATCCCTTTCTTATTCCCAACAAGTGCCATGTATTCTGCTTCTACTTCGTCAAATCGACCAGATAAATAGTTAGCTCTTGCATATTCACTAATCTCAATTACATTATATTCTTTTATACCTTTTTTATCAATGAATTTCTTTGCCTGTGCACACACAAAATCAATATAGTCATTATAGTTTTCAGCAGTAATTTCACCAAATCTTTCTATATAATTTTGTGCCTGTTTCATATGGCACATTTCATGTAAGAAAACTTCAGTTTCTTCAATGACAGATTTTTTATATGCATGTGAACTATAATAAACTACATTGTGAACTGCATCATATTTACCGTAGGCTCTATCATATTCCAATGGGTCAAATATAATAATTTTTGGTTTTCTTGTAATCCCATATAATTCTCTAGCTTCATTATTGTTATTGACTATCTTATGTAAAGCTCGTGGTTTAACAGTTGCCTTGTTTGAAATATAAACCTCGTCACCATAGCTTGTTACTCTTCTTGCCTTCAAATCTATATTTCTTGAATAGCGGAATTGAGTTTCATCTTTGCTATGGACAATAGGTCGATACATTTGACTGGTATTTTTATTGACAACTTTCTCTCTTGGATAAGCCTTTTTAAGAACGTTATCAATACCATGTTCTTTCTTGAATTGAATGTTGCTGTCTTTAATGAATTGAGAACGCTTATCTTGCCATTCTCTAATCTTTTTGGCTTCTTTGGTGGAATCTACACCGCATTCATCAAGAATGTTTTTTCTTTTCTTCCAAGAGCGAATCTGACGTTCATAATATCTTTGCTTTTGTTCCAGCTCGTATTGATCATCATTCCTGTTCTTGTCAAATTCTTCAGTATCAACCAGATTGTTCCTATACTCATAATCAGTAACTTCATAAAATGAATGTCTACAGTTTGCTCCTCCTAGACCATCAACACGGCCATATCCCGTTGCCTTTTTAAAGTTCTGTAGACCTTTTACAGGAGTATGAAGATAAAACAACTTGCCCTGCCATTCCTGATGGGATGGTCGAGCACCACCATGACTTGAAGTCTTTACAATGTTAATTCCCAACTCTTTGCAGTTGTCCATTTTAAACTTCAAAGACGTTTGATTGACACCACTTGTAACTGCTCTTTTAACTGCAGAATCCATTGAAGTTGTATGATCAGTATAACCAACTACTTCGATACCTTTTTGAGAAAGTTTTCTGATTGATGATTCAATAGCTTTATCAGCATTGTTTCCTGCAACAATTTTAGAGTATGCTTCATCACACGCCTTTATAAACTGCTTGTTGGTGCACTTTCTTGAAATGTTGCAAAGGTTTTTGATTTCACCTTGAGTATCCTTGATACCTTTGTTCAAATTCTTGTTTGACCTGTTCAACATGTCTTTTTTAGAAGTTTGAGCATCAGTATCTTTTAATCTTGAAAAGATATTGCTTACTGTCATTGCTATTCCATTCTTGATAGCTGTTTTCACTTTGCTTTGAGACGATTTCTTGACCTTTTGAAATTCAGTACCCGAATATTCAAAAAACTCTCTACAAGCCTTATTTTTCCATTTTGGATACTCTTCTTCGATATCTTCTAAAGATGCAAGATTTCTTAAACGCAAACCCATCCAAATTAAAAGAAGAGTTTCCAATGTGCTGAAGTCATTTGAGACATCATCACCCGACTCTTCTAAAAATTTATCAGTTAACATTTACATCCTCTTCTGTATCGTCATCTTCATCATCATATTCAATACCTTCATCAGAATTTTCAGCAACTTCTCTTTTTGCTTCTTCTTCACTCATGCCTTGCCATTTGACTTTGTATTTCCATTCAGGCATCAAACCAGCATTGACTTCTTGAAGGTCGATATTTCTTTGTTTTTCAGTATCGGTCAAGATACTGTCTCCCCAGTCAGTTTCAACAACACATTTCATAGACTTTGATTTGCCCATTCCAATAGCGTAGACATTCATTGCATATGCTATATCTTCAAGTACAGTATTCAAACTGTCTTGAATAGCTGAAACAGTATCATATTTTCTTTGTTTGGATGACTTGATTTCTTCTGCAGTTTTATCGACTTGTTGTGGATCGCTTAAATCTCCATATGATAAACCACATTCAAATTCAATTCTCTTTAGAATATCATTAAATCCTGCAGCATAATTGGCATCTCTTAATTGAGGTGCATGTACTTTGATTAAATCATTGATATTAGTTGTTTGTCCTGAAGAATTATCGATATCATACGTTCTGTACAATCTTTTCTTTCCTTCAGGGAGTTTTGGCTCATTGGTGTGAGAATCAATTTCAAATGCATCACTTGATGCTTCAACTGCCATTTCACCAGCAATGAACTCCCAAATGTATCTGCTGTATTGTTCCTCTGCATCTTTAATCAAATTGATTGCCTTAACATAACATGGAACTCCAAGAGGAGACATCTTATCAATCGTATTGATGACTGGTGTTTTGAAGTAAGAAAAAAGTGGCCTGTCAACGCCACCAATCTCAAAATGTTCCTCTAAATCTTTCCACTCTGGAATAGTATCCAATGGAATTTGATTGCCAAAATCAGTATAAAAGCTATAGTTTCCTTGAGAATAATCTCTTTTCATAAATGCATAGTTTTCAAACGTATTTACTCCATTTTCATATTTTTGATATTCTAATCGAGTATACACGTTTTTGCCTTTAAAAATCTGTTCTACAAAGATACCTGCGGTGATTTTCTTTCTTCCATTAAACGTAACAGGAAAGAACTTATCAGCATGTACAATATCAACAAATATTTGATTGTCACTTACATATGGCTTAAAAACAACACCGCCTTCGCCTAAAGCCCATTGAAGATTTTCATTCATATCTTTGATGAATTCTTGATATTCCTGATTGACAAAATCATTTGATATGACTTTTGATATCAATTCTCTTGTTGAAGTTTTAGAAAGTTCCTCACTGATCCCTTGTGCCAATGCTAATGATTTGACACCTTTTTCTTTACTTAGCCAAGGCTGCTTGTTTTCTAAAATCTTATTCCATAAATCAATTGAATTGACCATGTCATTCGACATTGCAATATCGATATCGAAAAATTTATTTATATCTTTTGTTGCAAACATTCTGTTCTTAATCCTTTCTAGAAATTTCTTTATTGCTGTAAACACTAATCATCCTCACCACCTTCATTCTTCTCGACATCAGGAAGATATCTTTTAATATATTTCCAAATGCCCATGATGTAATATCTCAATGCATCCATGCAGTGATCATCATCTTTTACCGGTTTTTCAATGCCACTTTCAATGCTTTTTTTATCATAGCTGTAAATAACGATTTCATTCAAAAGCATTTCCTGACGTGTACTGAACAGTACTTTTTGAAATGCTATTGCTTTTTGGACTCTTGAAATCCCTAATTTGACATCATTTTGAGCACCTCTTATTTTGATGAATGGACAAGCTCTTTTGATTTCTTCAGCAAGTCCTCTTGCACTAGGGTCAATATAAAGACTTTGCGGATATTGGCCATATTCTTTCTTGATTTTTTCACACATCTTCTTGAACTTGAATGCATACTCACTAGGTGTCAGCTGTTTACCACTTTCACGCCCTGAATGATAAAATTCATCAAGCCCAAAAACAGTTTTCAACGTGGGATTGAGTCCCCAAAATTCAAATACTGTTGCATTCATTTGGCCATAATCACAAGATGCATCAATCCTTGTAATTCCGTTTATTTCATCATTTGTAAGATTTCTATCCAAAATATGTTTATCTTTATCAAACATGTAATAAATGATTTCATCCAATCCAATTGATATTCCTAGCCAAATCCAGTTGTACATTCTTTCATCAACTTTTTTCATTTCCATTGCTGATTGAATAAGTTTCTTTCCTAACCACTTAGCAGGAACATCTCTATAATCAACATGGATATGAATGCAGTCACTACGTTTTTCCATCTTTTTGACCCATTTAAAAATAGGTGCGTTAGGATTTTTAGGCGGGTTGAAATAATATTCCATGCAGAATTCATCATCATTACCACGTACGAATGTTGCTTCTATGTTGGATATTTCATCTTCCCCTTGGCCACGTTCGAAAAACTCAGTAAGCTCATCTAAAATAACAAGCTTGATAGGTTTTTCATCATCAATGATTCCTTTTGTATCATCAATAGAATCGTTTCCTGTAAAATAAACCGAATTGCCATTTTTAAGATATGTAATCTTCATTGGATTCTTGGTTATCTTGAATTGTTTTTTCTTCAACCCTAGACGTTTGATTGCACGTTTAAATTCATTGTAGACAGTCTTAGAAAGCTTATTGTGGAACTTTCTCATGACTATTACCGAGCATTCATCTTCGCTTACAATCTTATAAATCCCATGAATAGCAGCATAGCTTGATTTTGTTCCAGCACGACCACTATCCATAATTTTATGAACATGTGAAATGTCATTGAAGCAAGTCAAAAATTTTGGAATGACAATATCTGAAATACGAACCTGTTTTTTCTTAAATTGGTGCATCATTTATGATTTCAACTCCATCATCTTCTTGATCATTCGTATTCAATTGTTTTTTCAATACTTCAATCTTGAGTTTTTGTTCTTCGTTGGCCATGTTCAAATGACTTGATAACCATTCGAGAGCTCTAAGAGAATCTGACATTTTAATTGCCTTTCCATCCAATTCATCGGAATCTAAAAAAGCAATATCAATGTATCTTTGAACAATATCGTTAGGATCCAAAAGAATATCAGTATATAACTCTCGCTTTAGTCTTTTAATTTCTTCTTGGATTTCAGGTTTTTTAAACCATCTTGATGCCATGACACAAGCACTGTTATATTTAGCTTTGGGTTTTATTTTTAAATAAGCTTTGACCTTGTTATGATATTTTAAATAATATAAGCAAAAGAGCTGATGTTCTTCATCCAGACTTGTTTCTACTATTTCTTCAGCTATTTTTTTGCATTCTTTTTTGGTGTGCACACTTTTATTTTGGGGTGCACCCTTTTTCTTCTTTTTTGACCATTCATAGCGACGGCTCCATGACTTGACAGTATTGATTGTCGTACCATATTTTTTAGCAATTTCTTTTTGCTTCATGCCGTTTTTATAGTCTTCAAACGCTAACTCGTGTTTTTCCAAATCATGTCACCACCTCCATTTTTTATTTATATAAATAGCAGTTAAAACTGCTGTATTGTTTTTGAAAAAGAAAAAAGCTCCATAAGGAACTTTTTAACAAGGGGTTTAACCTATATGTCTGAACTGTGATTTTATAAATTAAATGGGATTGTTTCATTTCTTCAAAAACCACAATAGCATAATAGCATGCAAATAAGGGTTCAATCTAGGTCCACTTTAGGTCCAATTAGGGCTCACTTTGGGTTCAGTTTGGGTCCAAAATGGGTCCACTTTTAATAAAAATTTATCATTTGTGATAAAAAGAAAGAAAAAAGAATGAAATTTCTATTCATTCTTGATACTTTCATAAAAGATATTATTCAATTTTTCAAGCGATGGGCGGTGTTCCATGTCAAGATATTTAGATAATTCTAAACATGCTTTTGGAAATTCTCTTTTGTAAGTTGATTTGCTGATACAAAACGATTCTTCTAATGTGTCAATCATTTCATTGTACCCTCTTGAACATACATACGTTCTAATAATGTTTCTATGACCTGCGTTTAGCAAATATACTAATGGCATAAATTTATCAAGTTCTTTGTTAAAGAGCTCTAGACGCTTTGTTAAAAGTTCTCTGCGCAACATATTAGAAGTAATTTGTTCTCCTTTTGATTTTGAAAAGCCTCCAGGAGCTTCATCACTGTATTTAATTGATTGAGGGCTTGGAATGTCCTCAATTTCAAATGTTAAAGAGAATTTTTCAATATTTATTAGGCGTAATTCTCTAAGATATTTTTTAACTTCATCAATGATCTTCTTTTCTTCATCTGTATATTTCATTCCTTGCCCTCCAAAATAATTAATTATTAATTTTTATGATCTTGATAAATTGCATAAGCAATTATTCCTGCCAATTCAGCAAGGATAGTTGCTGCAACTCCACACCAAAATGGGTTAATGTACATTATTTATCACCATCTTCTTTTATTTCTACATTGCCTTCTTCAAGGTACTTTCTTTGTATTTCGAGCTTTTTAATTGCTTTCAGATGCAATTCCTTATCAAAATTAGTTGCACACGTTAAACGACCAATAACGTATTTGATTTCTTGATTAGTCAACTGACAATCATTAAGCTTTTTAATTAATATATTCATTTCAATCACCTTTTTTTGAATTTTTGACTACATAAATCAATACCATACACAATACTTACGACCGAGAGAAAATAAAACATGAGTGAATTTCGATATGATTGATTAATGATTGCAGTGATTATATGAGCTATGATGATTACAGTATAAATCGCTAACAGTTTTGTATTTTGTTTTAAAAGCTTTTCTTTTTGTTGACGGTATTCTCGAAGCAAACCGTATAGATTGCTTATTGTTTCATTTGCAAGATCCAATCCACTAATCAATGCTTCATTTTGTTCTTTTAAATTTTTGCAACGTTTTTCTAAATCATTTTCAGCTTCTAATTTAATCTTCTGCATTATTTACCACCTACTCACTTGATTTGATATCAATAACACCATTTTCAATAACTTCTTTTGCCGGAAAGAATTGAATGTCATAGGCATAAGGATTTTCTTTCTTAGCGTTTGTTTGAATACAAGTGTATGTAACATCATTTGACAAATGTGCATAGAACAGCTTGTACTTTCCTTTTCCAGTTTTGATTGTTACGTTTAAATCTCCATCTTCATCACTATCAAGGGAAATCTTTCCCTCAACAGTGAATAATGGATCATTTGTTCTAGTATTAAGAGCAACGACTTTTCTTGTGATTTTAAAGTTGTTTGCATCTTCTCTAATATTCCAATTAACTCTAGATGCTTTTGAACATCCAGTTAAAGCAAATACGCTTGCTAATATGATTAATACTTTTTTCATTTATTTTCTCTCCTCTTTCTTTTTGATGTGGTGTCTTTCTTCATACCATTCAATATCTTCTTCAACACGTTTTAATAAATTCTTTTCTCTTACTAGATCCTTTTCACTTGCTCCTGGTCTAGTGATATAGTATTGCAAAGCATGTTTTACTGTTTGCATTCTTCTGTATTGATTACCCATTTTTATTCAGTTCCTATATTTGGTATTTGAATTGGATAAAATCTTCCTTCTTGAAAAAATGTATTAGATAAATCCTTGGATTTTATGCATTCAAGAAATATCCATTCATTAGATACTATTTCTTTAATTCTTACAATTTCTTCATAAGGAGCATCATATATCCACATTCCTTCTTTTAAATCTTCAAATTTGAGTGGTTGAGGATGCTTGATTTCATTCATCGCATCCTCATATCCTTTATCATATTGTCCTCTATCATAAATTAGAGCTTTTAGGAGTTCTTCTTTATCAACATTTATGCCGACTTTTTGTATAGCTTTAAATACTGAATTTTCAAAATCCTCATTCATCTTTTGAAACACTTCTTTCATTACTATTTCTATTGGCGACTTATACATTCTTCATACCTCTCTATCAATTCATCAATGGTTTCATCATCTTCGGCATCTTGAAAGTAGCCTCTCATCCTCATGCCAACTAATGTACTGATTTCATCAAAGTCATCTCCACCACATCCATCATCAGAGAATTCTTTTAATAGATTCAATTCAAATTTAGTCATCTTTCATCAACTCCTTTTTCCATTCTTCTTTAGATAATCCACATTTTTTAGACATTTTTCCATAATGACACCAAGCTGAATTAGAATGAAGTTCTTCACACGCTTTATCAAGAGCTTTTTCTAACTGATCACAATAGATTTCTAATGTTTCAGCATATTCTTCTAAAAATTCAAATTCTTCAACTTTTGGTCTATTCATTATCAACCACCTCGCAATTATCTAAAATATCTTGGATTTTGTAAGGTTCCTCATCTTCCCAAGAAAGAAAATTGAATAATTCTTTTTTAAAAACATCGTTAAAACCAGCAATATTACCCTTACCATATACAGTCCACCTTTTGTTGTTATCTTGTGTATATTTTTCAGGCTTAAATTTATAACACCAAACAGTACCGTTTTCATCTTTTGCAATCCATTCATACTTATCACTTAAACTTTCTAAAAAGTATTTAGTTGCTAAAGAAATTTTGATTTTTTTTGGTTGTTCAATATATTCTTTGTACAACCATTTTGTTTTATTTTGAGGACAACTACCAAAAGAATTGCTTATAAATTCGCACCTTTCGCAAATATTAATACACCTGACACATTCATCGTTTTTTATCGCAAAATTATAATTTAATTCTTTGATTTTTTCTTCATACGCTTCAAAATTTTTCATTTGCATCATTCCCTTCTTTTAAAATCCATTCCAAATTTTCTTGTTTCTATAATCAAAAACTTCTTTATCTTTAAAATCTTCATCGGATAGATCTTTAATTCTTTTTCTTGATTTTGATATATATAATTTAGATCTAATTTTTGTGTTTGGTTGTTCCCGCTCCAGCATTTCATCAAATTCAAGGATTGATTGATATTGCTCTTTGTGATTATCTTTCATATATTCGAAAAAGTAATTGGTGTGAAATGGGCAGAAACAACAAGCACTCGCTTTTGTATCTAAATCCCATTCTTCTAGAATATATTTATAATTGTCTGCTCTAGTTAGTTTCATGTCTACTAGAGGAAATTTATTGATAAACATCTTATGCTTGTTTTCTTTGCATCTGTGTTTTTCTTCTAATGAAAATCCTAAATGCATTTCATGCGCTTTTAGATCTTCAACTTTAACACGTTGATATTTGACATAGCCAAGCAGTTTATATTTAACAAATTTAATGATTTCATTTATCTTATAATCCAACGTACAATTTCGCATCATCTTACCTTTTTTACCATTTTCATCAACTGACCAAAACGGAATTGATACAACTCTACGTTTTCCAAAATTATTTAAGTAATCTTGATGTAAATGAGTATCTAAGATGTAAAATGGTATTTCTGCATCTTCACAGGCATTTTTTATAAAATCAACTTGCTTATAAACCCATATCGGTTCGCTTCCCAAATCACAAAAGATAACCGCATCGTAAATAGGAACTTCTTTATATTTGATTTCTTTTTTATTTTCGCAAGACATCAAAGCTAATGCGGTTGATTGCATTCCTGCTCCACAACTTAGAATTTTCATTTACCGCTTATCTCCACATTTTTTAAAAGCTCCTGGATTTCATATTGATGGCCACACCATATGAATTTAAATAATTTTCCAAATGGTCCTTCTAGATAAACCTCATTCCCTTTATATGTATTAAATAATTCTGCTAAATTGTGATATGACATTTTTTTATCACTTGCAACTAATCTTGGTGGCTCAAATTCTCCTCTTTTGTCTTTACCAATGTATCTATATCCTTCTTTTTGAAGAAATACTAATAATTCTTTTTCAAATTTTGTTAATTCATATTTTTGTCTATTTTCTTCCATACAAGTACTTTAACTCCTTTCTTTAGTACCGTTTTTTCTGTACTCTACAGATTTTATTACACCTTAACCTTTCTTAACGTATTCAACATCAACTCCAAAAATATATTTCTTGATGTTGTCTTTCCCAGCCTCTTTAATAGCTTTTTGTGCTAAAGCATAGGATGTAAAATAAATAGTGCCTTGATAGCAAACTCCTCCACTCGGATAAATTGCAACCTTTTTATCAACAAAATCATAAAGAATAAAATATTCTTCATCTTGAGAACTTTTGCCTTTTTTTCCGTATTTCAACAAAGTGGTTTCAACCTTGCGTCTTTCAACTTCAAATTCGCCTTCTTTTTTTGTTAAGAAACAATTTCCAATAGCTCTTCTAATAATCTCACATTCAAAATTAATCCATGTACTTTTACAAATTTGCCCATAATCTGAAATATACCAATATTTATCACTTCCTTTTAAATCCCATACTGTTTTAGGTTTAGGCAGAGTGAGAAACTCTTTTAGTTTCTCCTCGTCCACTTCGTAGCCTTTGTATTTTTCAGCGATTTCTTCTACTTTAATCATCTTTGTTCATCCTTTCTTAACGATATCTTTCATGTCATTTTTGTAATAACAATCTTCACATACTGCATAGCCAAATCCACCGCTATTCAAGATGATTCTTGATGTATAAGAAGCTCCATACATGATTTTCTTTCCGCATTCACAACAGGCAACTTTCTTGTTCATATCATCTTCGTAATATGTAGACCCTTCAGGCAATGTGTAATCTTCATATTGGCCAGTTTCCAAATCATACTTTCTAGCAAAGGCATGATCCATTGCAGTTTTTAATAAATCAAAATACTTTAAAGCATCATCTTGTGTCATATCTTTATAATTTGCATCGAGGACAACAACACCACGCTCTTTACAAAGTTTTGACCATTCTTCACCTGTCATTTGTATCACGTCCTGCCACTGGCTTATTACACATGAAATCTTCAAAATCCATATTGCAATCGGAACAGATTTCTGCTTTCTTTCTTACAAGTCCCACGCCACCATCATTTTTTAATCCATACGCTTGATATGAGATTTTATAATTTGTAACCTCTTTGGTTTTGAAAACTCTTTTGCATCTATCGCACTGAACAATTCCTCTATCTATTTTCATGATTCGCTTCCTCTCTTCTTTTCTTGGTGATCATAGAAAGTCTTTCATTTCTTTCTTTGATTCTTAAATTTTGCATTCTCAAACGATAATTTTCATTCTCGAGATATGCAATTTTTTTCTTGAGGGGCAAATAATTATCTTCACCCCATTCAAGAAGTAATTTTCTTAATTCATCACACTTTGACATCTCTTAATTTCCTGTTCAATTTTCTTAAAAGTTTGTAAGGAAATGGATTATCTTCTAAATATTCAAAATAGCTGACTGTTGTTGAAAATCCTTTTATACCATCAAAATTGCCATGTGAGTAAGGTGTAGCGATAATTTTATTCAAAGCAGCTTCAATATCACCATCAACAATCCTTTTATCGGCACTACCCATGCACATTGCATTTCCTGTCAACATATTTGGCATTGCATATTCATACAATTCGGTATCTCCGCCTTTGTATTTCTTATAGCAATAACATTGGATGCCTTTTACGATTTTGTTGTCATATCGAACAATATAAATAGCATTAGGAAAATTGATTTTGTATGAATGATTATTATAAGTAACATATTGCATATGCTCAGGCTGTTTTATAACAGTATAATCAATACCGGCACCTATCGTGTTTTCAGAAAACAATTTTATGTTCGCTTTCTCATGTTGATCTTTGATAAAAAAATCATTAAAAAGTTTTACCAGTTCTTCTTTTGAAAGCATTTTGAATGTAATCTTCTCGTTTTGTTTGATACATAATTCAGCATCATCTTTTTTGTTGTTTAAACGAATGATTGCTTCTCTCATTACATAATCACCTCGCTTTTTGTCTTTAATGTGTTTGAAAGAGCTGAAATCAAAGCATTTGAAGTAAATTTATAATCACAATCATCTACTTTTCTTTCGACTATTATTTGCAACAATTCCGTATTGTGTCTTTCTTTTTTTGAAACATTGGCCATGATTTCTAGAGCTTCATTTGCCACTCCAAAATTCAAATCAGGATATTCCCATCCTTCAATTTCAATGTTTCTTACGTTTTCTTTAACAAATTGACCATTTATAAATCGATATCCAAAACCATATAGCATTGCTCTTATTTGATAGCTCTTTTTATAAAGCTTTCTGAATTTCCTAGCTTTTCCCTTATTTTTGAATTTGATATACAGGAACTGTATTTCAGTGGTACCTAGATTGTAATAATCAACCTTAGGTTCGGATAATGTTTCATCCGAGTACTCACACCACTCTTTGGCTTCTGCATATATTTCTTTAAAGACACCTTTTAATTGTGGAATAATAAAACTTACATTTACAAACACTTCATTCTGTTCATCATATAATCCTTCAATCAATGTTTCAAAACCATCAACTGCAAATTCGTTTCTGCCAAAAAAAGGACTTAATATAACTTCTTCAAATTCATAGTCGATAACATCTGGAAAAACATGCTCGTCTAATAAGTCAATTTCTTGAAAGTTTTGTATCAGATCATTAGATTCATCTTCTTCAAATGCAATCGTTAAATCATCTATAGCTTTTGGTGATGTATAGCTTAAAGCGTTGATGAAAAACTTTTCATAAGTGTTAGGTTCTAATTTATCTGGAACATGATCAGTCGTAAAAAACTGTCTCAAATCTGTTGACAAGTTGAACACCTTCTTTCAACTGATACATGATTAAAGCGTTGCAATGTTCCAATATCGATACGGCCATTTTTGCATTGGTCACTAGAAACTGAACATTTCCTTTGGCGGCCTGTTCTTGACAAGAAACGTCAAGTGGGTGCTTATCTAAATCAAATTTGTAACATTGACTTCTCAAATTACTTTGTTGAATACCATTCTTTTTTGTTGTGATATAGATATTTCCTTCGTATTCACTATTTGCTGAGTCGATGTAAATAACATCATCTAGCTTCTTAAATACTTTTTCTAAAATCATTCTTGTAGCATCATTATCGACACATCCTATGATTACAGGAACATATCCCTTATCATCTTGGATAAGTGAAAATAAACTTTCATATGTGCAAAATTTATCATCAAACTCACATTCGATTGGATAAAGAGAGTTGATTTTTCTCGATAAAGCCAAAGCCTTATTATCACCTACATCTTGAGCTTGATATCCTTGACGTTCGATATTTTTAGGTTCAACTGTATCACCATCTACGAGCATCATTTTATGTGATGTTCCTAAAAGAAGCTTTGGGAGGTCTCTTGCTAAAAGAGAACCAGTCCCACCAACTCCAATTACATAGAATTTATATCTTGTATAATTATTGGCCATGTCAACCACCTAGCCTTTTCTATGTTGTTTTCCAGTTACAACAAGAACGTTGTCATCCTCGATATAACTGTATTCCATTGTTCCTGCAAACTCATAATGACGGTGTTGTAACATGATGTCCGTGATTTCCTTTTCTGTATAATCTTGGCCATCTACAAACCCATAAGAAGAAATATCAATCAATCTTCCTTCAGAGTAGACTCCAAATGGATACTTGTAAGTTTTTTCAGTACTTGCTTTTTTCTTAGGTACTTTTTTACCTGCAGGTTTTTCTTCTTTTTTAGATTCTTCTGCAATTTCAGTTGCTTGTTTTTCAGCTTTTGCAACTGGAGCAGGTTGTTGATCAGCTTCTTTTGGTGCCTCTTCAACCTTTTCCACTTTTTCAACAACTGCATCTTCTTTAGCTGATTCCTCAGCTTTTTTCTTTGCTTCTTGTTCTTCTCTAACTAAATCAAACAATCCCATAATTCTATCCTCCTATTTTGGCCTTCTTTCGCCAACTTCTTCTAGACATATTTTTAAACATTCATTTTCAGCAAATTCACGAATGATAACCAGTTCACACACTTGAATATCGTCGTAATATGCCACATTATTGAGTGCATCCAAAACTACTTTTATGATGTTATCGATATCCGGTTTAACGGTACATAGAAACGTTTTATCTAATAGCCAACCTCTTAATTTTTTAGTGGTCGACTTAGGAATTTCTCTGTATGCAAATATCTTCACCCTCAACGCTTTATCACTTTGATAACTAGTAGTTTTTCGATAGCACATTGCTATTTTTTGTTCGTAATCCCTTGTTTTTTTAGGTGTGTACGCTCTTACGAATTTTCCTTGCGTAGTAAATCTCGGTCTGCCTTTTCCAACGATTGCTCCTGGTACAGTGAACCAAAACTTCTTGTAGTTCGCTTGTATTCCAAGATTAAGCTCGCATTGGGTCGAAATCATCTTCTAATTCCTCTGGAACAACAGTGTCTTCAAGAAGTGCATCCAATTGTTCCTCTTCTTGATAATCATCTTCTACCACTTCAACTTCAGGTTCTTCTACATCCATATCTTCGAATTCGTCATAGTTCGTAGGTTGCTGTACGAGTTCCATTGCTTGTTGATCACAAGCGCTTTTCTTAGGATCCTCTTTGATATTGAAGTAAACTGTCATTGTAATAGTGGTTTGTCCACCATTTAATTCGGTTTGATCACATGCTGCCAAATAATATGGGTTCCAATCACCAGCAAGCGTAATAAATTCATCAACACGTTTTGCATCCAACATATAGATATCAGGAAATCCTATCTTGTCCAAAATCTTATTATCTTCTTCAGAAATCCATCTTTGTGTCACTTCAACAATTTTAGGAATCTTGTAAGGATCACCTTTATCTACAGAAAAAACCTTTTTCGACATATACCCTGTATGCTTGAAGAAATTTCTAATTGCAATTAAATATGATTCTTGACAGCTAAAATGTTCAGATTTTGTCAATTTCATATCCCCATTCGGTAATTCCGATAATTCATAAGGGATTTTTCCAAATTCTCTTAACTCATCATCTAAAAGTAAATTACTTTGGAAGTCGTATGCTGCAGCATAGTTGTTACATACTAGATATAGTTTTTCATCGTCGCCATAAAATACTGGTGTGTATCTTTTATTTTTCCTGATGATTTCTTTCGCGATTGAAAGAAATTTGTAGAAAAACGGTTCTTCATCCTTTTTTATTAGCATTTTCATCTCTCCTTTTTGTTTGATTTATTGTTTTTGCGGTCAAATCTTCATCCTAACGAATGTTTTTAGATAATTGGTAAAGTTAATCACCTTTAAAACAAATACTCGCTAGAAACGAAAATTTTAAGCTTTTTATTTTAGACTAGAATTGAATGTCATCTTCCATGATGTTGAAAGGTGGATTTTCATTCATAAAACTGTCTTGTTGTTGATTTTGTGTTGGTTGTTGGTACTGATTTGGATTGTAAGTTGATTGTGAATGATTTTGTTGTTCAGTATATTTATCGCTGTTTCTTGTATCCAGGAACTGAATTGAATCGCATACAACTTCAGTAACATAAACACGTTGTCCTTGAGCGTTGTCATAGCTTCTTGAACGAAGTCTTCCTTCAACTCCAACTAACGAACCTTTGGAACAGTACTTTTCAACATTTTCAGCAGTCTTATTCCAAACAACACATGAAATGTAATCCGCTTGTTGCCCATCTGCAGAGTTATAGTTACGATTTAACGCTAACGTAAAACTTGTAACTGCAGCCCCGTTTCCAGTTCTTCTAAGTTCTGGATCACGAGTCATCCTACCAACTAAAACTACTCTGTTTATCATATCTTCTGTTTCCTTTGTTTTGATTTTGAAGTTTCATTTCTAATCTTACCTTTGCTTCTCCCCTGTATGTAAGAACTCCAGCATTTCGTTTTCTAACATGTTCTTCATGTAAGATCTTGATTGACTCCTTGTCGTAACTGCATTCTTTAAATTTTTCGATATTTTTCTTAGCTTCCTGAGAATTGAAAAATCTAAATGGAAAGTTTCCATATTCTTCATCTTCAAAACTAACAATTACGGTGTAGGGTTCAATTAATTCAATTGTGTATTCAGGAACTTCAATGTTAGAAATGATTTCAGCAAGATTAGGAATGTATTTATTAGATTTTGAAAATTTGATAATAGCTCTTTGAACTTGTTCATACGAGTAATCTTCAAACATCAAATACCATGAATTAACTGTTTCAATATTCAATTCACTTAATTTGGAATTTGGATAAATACTTTTGTAAAATTTCAAAATTTTTTTAATTTCAGTTTTTTTCAAAATTTCTAAACTCCTTTCAAAATGTTGTGTGCTTACTATATATAGCAATCTGCAAAGTCGTATGCGAAGGATTGTTATTTGTGAGTGTGCACACACCACTCTTGTTTTATCTTGTTTTTTTCTTGTTTTATTTTGTTTATATTGTTTATATATAGAAAGGGGTGTAGGAATTTTTCCTATACAGTATGGGAATTTCTCCTATACCATGTAGGAATTTTTCCTATACAGTATGGGAATTTCTCCTATACCATGTAGGAATTTTTCCTATACTAATACCCTCGCCACTTCTTATAATTCAGCACCTTTATAAACGTATTTTGAGGAGTTGTTTTATAATCTATATAACCTTTGTTTTTTAGGAATTCCATAAATTTTTTTAAGGTTTTATTGTCCCAATTCAAATTCTTTCTCATTTCTATTTGTGTGGTTGTAAAGGTTCCTGCCTCTCCATACTTATCATCAAAATAAGCTTTAAAGAGGCAATAGGAAAACAGAGTCCATGCTTTTGAATTTTTAATAATAGGATCATTCACCAGCTCGTTTGAAAATCCTGTATACCCTTTCTTTACCTCTTTTTCAGCCATTGATTAAACCTCTTATTCTACATACTTTTCTTGATAATCACTTATATAGATTTCTCTATGATTTCCTTGTGTATCACCATAAATCAATCCTTCATCATATAACTTCTTCAATGATGCTTTGAATTTATTTTCACTGATTGGCAAGCCTAGATTTCTAATGTTCAATTCTAGATGCCCATCATTATCACAATTGAACAATAGATAAGTGAAAGTCCATAGAGAATAAGTATCTCTATAGGCTTTCGTGTTTGTAAATGATCGAGGAAGTATAACGTATTCTTCTTGCATCTTGTTACCTCCTACATCGACATTGGATCAAAGTCATCAACTGGAACTGGTTCAGCTTGTTTTTCTTCATTGATGATGTCTTGCATTGTTGGTGCAGTAGTTGCTTCAATTGCTTGAGGCGTTTCTTTTTCAGTAGCAACTCCATCAATGATGTTTTCATCTTCAAAATGAGGATTTAAGTTTTCATCTATTACTGCATTATCTGAAGTGATAGCTTTTTCAATTGCTTCAGTTGATAATAAAGCATGTTTTGATAATAATTGACGAAGCATTGTTTTCTTGGCCATTTCATCAAAGTTCTTATACCAAAAACTTGAATATTGCCATTCAGTTTTAGGATCATATTTTCCAGCTTCATAATCAGCAAATGAAACTTTAGGATATTGTCCTGTTGTTGCTTCTTTAGAAAATGCTTGTGAATACTTATCAGCGTGATTAAGCATTTTTTCTTTCGACCAATATAAACGTTTGATATATCCATTTTTCATTTCAAAATAAGCCATGTAACCAACTACTGGCAGATTTTCTCTTACATCATCATCTTGAACAAATTCAAACTCTGGCTTACCAGTTAACTTATTGCGCCCTTTATATTCTCCTTCTCTAATTTCCATAGCATCAATATCAACATATTCGTTGGATCTGATTGCTAATTGAAGATATCCTTTATAACCAATTTGGAATTGTGCTTCTGTACATTTCTTTTTTTTGTTTTTATAAGGGACCATGTAGAAATAGCCTAATTGAGGGCTAGGTTTAAGATGTAAACTTTGCCCTAGTAATGCTGCACTGATGATTGTTTGTGGATCGCATTCAGCTAATGCAGGATTTGTATTAACCGCACTTGTAATTGATGTGATAAATTCTTGTGAATCAGTTGCACCAACCATTTGATGGATTTTAGTTCTCATGATGCTTGAATTGATTAAATTGTTGAATTTTTTGATACCAGTTGTTACTGGATTTTTAGTTGCTTGTTGCATTACACTTTGTACTGCCATATTAATTATTCTCCTTTTGTTTAGTGTTATAATTTACCTCGAAAGTGAGGTGAAATAGTGTCAGTAGTGCTAACAAAATTAGCTGATAAATTCTTATGTTCTACATATAAAACATTTCTAGAAAGGCGTGCTCAAGGTTATTCGTTAGACAGATCAAAACAATTTAAAAATAACTTTGAGCAACGAGAACCATATATTTTAGATTTTAATATCGAAGATGTTGGCGACATTCTAGATGAATTAAAATCCATTGGTTTTGTTAAGGAGTGGGTAAGTGGCGACTTCCTTCTCACAAATAATGCTATTATTTATATGGAAAAAAGATTTAAAAATGGTTTGATAGAACTTACAGATTTTATCGCTAAGTTTATTCCTTAGGACGTTCAGATAATGAATGTCCTTTTCTTGATGAAATAAAATCGCATTTGTAATCACCTTCAAACTTTAAAACTATTTGTGTACCTAGATAATCTGTTTCTGATGAAACAGACATAACTCCCTTAATTTCATGACCATTAACGAATAATTTTCCATCCTTATCTAAATAAACCTTATTCATAATTTCACCTCATAACTTTCTTTAATTGATTTCTTTAACGTTATATTTATTGACCACTCCTGTTCGAGGATCACTGAGCTCTTTTTCAGTTAGCTTCACTTCACCGAAATTGAATGTTGGATTGATGCTTTTGATTACATCCATGTATCTGTTCAACATTTGAAGTGCTGCTAAATCACCTTCAAACTCAAACGTTTTCTTCCATGTTCTGCCTTGGAACCTTTCAGGCGTTTGCTTGATCTCAGTAACGATATACTTATCATTTACGTTAGCAATCGTTTCATCACCACGCTTGATTGGTGTGTATTTAGGTTGGTTTTCAACTGTTTGAGAAACTTGTTTTTTGACTGCTTCCAACTCTTTTTGGTGTTGAAGTTCTGCTTCTTTTTGTTTCTTTTCAAACTCTTCCTTTTGATGTTGAAGTTCTGCTTCTTTTTGTTGAGCAACCGCTTGTGATTGCTTTTTGATGTTGTCTACTTCATCAGTAATCATTTCAGTTACTTTAGGAAGACCTTCAGTATTTAAAAGAGCTTGATATTTTTCTCTTGAAATGAGTTTTTCATCAACATTTGCGATAAGACATGCATTGGTGATTGTTTTTTTAATCATTTCAAGATTCAATTTGTCATTCTTTTCTTTTTCCATTAAAGAATTGAATTGAGCTTCAACTTGCTCTTCAAATTTCTCTTTGGATGTTGAAGCGTTAAGCCATTTTTCATCAAAAACGAACTGATCAGCATATTTCTTTGAAATCATCTTTCTAGAAATCAATACTTCTTTTAGTTGATCAATAGCTGCTTGACGTTCTTTTCTAAGAGCTTCTTTTTGCTTTTGAACAAATACATCCACATTTTCAGCCACAACACTTGCAGTATCATTTAAAGCTTTAACAACTTTATTTACCTTTGCTTCAAATTCTTGATAAGGCTCAATGTATGCTTTTTTGACTGCTTTTCTTTCAGTTTCTAATTTTTTAGCATACGAACGATATAATGGAACCATTCCAGTTTTAGCTTTAACAAAATCTTTGTAGTTCTTTTCATCTACAACCACACCTTTCTTAGCTTCAATTGCTGGAATCAATTTGACCATTTCATCAATATTTGAAACAATCGCTTCATTTGCTGGTCTTTTTTGAACTTCTAATGAAAGGTGTTTTTCATCAATGTCAACGTGTTCTTCAATAACTTCAGCTTTTGCTTCAACAACCTTTTCTTCTTCAGTTGGTCTAAAGAATTCGATGACGTTGACAACTTTATAACGTTCATCTAACACTTGATTAGCTGGTTGCCAGAAGATTGCATTGTCTTGTTTTAAAATGACAAATGCTTTATCTCCTGGATATGTTAGTTTGACAACTGGTTCTCCATTCACAAGAAAGCAGTTGTTGATTGATAGGAAGTTGATAACTTTATCAAATTCTTTTTTGGTTGTGATTTTTACAGCTACTAGCTCATTAAGTAGCCCTGATTGAAACTCATTCATTTTTTTCCTTCTCCCTTCTACGATAAAAACTTATTTATGAAATACACTTGACCTTTACCTGTTACTTTAGTAGTCAATGTAATCCTTGTACTTCCATCTGGATTAGTAATTGTTCTTTCTTTGACTTCAAACAATCCAAGATCCATTGATTTTTGTGTTGGCTGATTGTAACGTTCACCCTTTTTAATTAGATATTCGTTTTCTCTCATCCACTCAAACAAACGATTTTGACCAATTTCATAGCCATTTTGTCTGATAAGCTTTGCCAACTGACCAATCAAGATTGATTCATTGCTGGCACTTACTGCATCAGCAAATAGAGCTTTAGGTTTCAATTCTTTATTTTCTAGTAACAATGCATCACATCGACTTTTTAAATAATCCATTGAACGTTGAACTAAAAATTCAGGATCATTTAATTTTTTCTCCATTTCATTGAATGCCTCAATATATTTAACTTTCCAATCAAGAGCTTCCTTTCCTGTGAATCCCATAACCAATAAGCTGAAACCATCTCTATTCATTAAATACATAGGATATTGTCTACCTCTATTTTCATAAGAAGTTTCATATATCATTGATTTCGTGGCTGAATTTTCAGCTACGAGATTTCCAATTGTTTGCAACACATTTTTGTGTTCTTTACCAAAATTTTTAGCAATCTCTAAGCTACTTACTAGCATTTGATTGTTTTCATATTTAATTTGAATTTCGTTCATATAGGCTCTCCTTTCTAACTGACTTCTTTTAATTCCTTATTCCTATTTTCTAAAAATGGTGGTGGTGTTTGTGTTTCGATTAAGTTCCAGTACCACAACTCCGTTTTAAATAGATATTTTGCATCTAGCACCAAATCATCATAGTGAAGATAAACAACTCTTGTTTCTTGCTTCCCTGCACCATTATTTGCCCACGGAATATCAAGAATTGCATATAAGACAAAATGCCTTAATCCAGTGGTTATCATGTAATGTAATACTTGGAAATAGTAAGTAATTGGAATGTGATCATTGGCCCATTCTTTTAACATTGCACCATTTTGAATAGTTGTTGATTTGATTTCCAATCCCCATTTTTCTTTGGTTACAATTTCAATCATTGCCCCATCTAAATTAGCTCTTAAAAATGGATATTTCTTGTTTGATAAACTGATATCTTTCGTATCAATCAATTCAAACTTGTTTTTATAAAGGACACCGAACAATTCAATGAGGATAGGTTCCAATGCATTTCCTTTTTTAATTGCTTCACTCGTTTGAAATACAGGCTTTTTAGCACCTGTCTTTTCCTCCCACAATTCATAAGGTGTTTTGTAATTGTTTACGTTCATTACAATTCCTGCATCAGAACCACCAATTCCTTTTCCTCTTAATTGATGCCAATGTTTTTTGTCTTTGACATAATCGACATTACAATTAGGAAAGAACTCCTCATAGTTCGTAGTTTCCATTTTCTAGATCCTTTTTAGCACTTGCTAATTCCTGATTGAGATAACCAAGTTGAAGATAATCATCACTGTCTAGATGATCCTTACATTCCATGCAAATGATTGAACTCTCTAAATCAGCAACTCTTTCTTCTAATTCTTTCTTTTTCATCCTCTAAAGCTCCTTTAAATTGTTCTTGGATGTAGTTATCCAATTCATTACTGCAATGCATAAAAGCATTTTTAGCCGGTGTAAACATTCCTTTGACCTTTTCAATGTCAATATTGATTGGAGCCATTTCTAAGAAAAGACTTCCTAAGATGTTCCAATCAGCATCAGCTAATACCGAAAGTGCATCTCCATCTTTCTTGATGCTTAATTCTAATTTAAGTAATGGTACTGCTGGTCTTTCATCTGTTTCCTTTTCAGTTGAACCAATTTGAACAACCTTGACATCTGCACCTGCAGCTTTTGCGGTTTGGATGATGTCTTCTAAATCTTTTTTTGTCATATTCTATTCCTCTCTTTTAATATAGATTTCTACTGTGTACTTTTGCATTTTCGGATTGTCAACAAAAATATCTATCTTGTTTCCTTTGATAGCTCCTCCACAGTCTTGAGCTACATATTCATTGCCATTAATCAAGACTATAGAACCATATGGAATGATTGAAGGATCTACCGCAATAGTTCTTCCTTCTTCAGCAATAGCACCTGTTGATGTCAAACTTCCATACTTGTCCTCTCCGGGCCAATAAAAAGTAATAGTGAATTGGCCAAGACTTCTTCAATTTTCAAGTTCAGCTTCTAATTGTTCATTTCTGATAGAAACTTCATCATACAATCTTTGGTATTTAGTTCTCTCTGACTTTTCAGCTGATAACTCGTTCGAAAGAGAATTGTATTCATCTTTCAATAATTGCATTTGTTTTGATTGTTCATCATATGAACTTTCTAAATCTTTAACTCTTGATAGCATTAGACCAGTAGTGATAAGGAATACTACTAGTGCCGTTGCTAGAGTAACTGCACCTTTTTTTGATAATTTCATTGCGATTTCTCCTTTGATTGGTTATAATTGTTATTGGTTATTTTGGTTTTTTTGATTTAACAGCGCTTTTCTAAGTGCTGTTATTTTTTTATCTGAAAATAAAATCCAAGAAGTTTCTTAAACCAATCACACACAATTGGCCCATCACTAGCGTAATAATGATCGTTGTTGCAAGACCTCTTCCAGATAACTTCATAACTACACCCCCTCAATATCAAATGCTGCTAATCTGGCACATAAGAGAAGCTTTTCTCTTGTTTGTACTTTCAATCCACCTGCCAACCAAAGGTTGTTGACTTCTATTTCAAATTCGCCTAATTGATAGCCCAACTCAAAACGATTTGAAGGAAAATTATCTCTTCTAGCTATTCTTAAAATAGTGATGAATTTTTTATCTATCTTTTGTCTGATAGCTTCATGATCAGCAAGTTCTTTTAAAACTCTGTCTTTCTTTTCTTGATTGATTTTATTTGCTAATTGATAGTATGATTTCTCGAACCATTTCATTTGATATAGCCAATAGCTAAGAACCAAAACAGCTAAAACCAAACCAATAAACAACATTGCTAATAAACACTTCATTTATTTCTCCTTTCTTTTGATAACAACTTCATAATCCGTGAATTTATGCCCACTCATACTTTCTTTTTCAGTTTCACAAACTTCAAAAGAGATATGAGCAATCACATCAGAATCTAAAATACTTTTAAAATCATTGATGATTTCTTCTCCTATTTTTTTAGATGAAACAGGTATTCTTGCTCCTTCCATAATCTATTTTTCCTTTCTGACTACTGACCATCTAAGGACCAATCTCATACTTTTAAAATGACAATTTCACTTGTTTTATCGTTTATGATCATATGACTTGCTTAAATAAATAGGATTGGAGGTTGAGACCGGCCCTTAGATGACAGTAATCTATTTAATTTTTTTTAAGCTAAACTATCTACATATTCTTTAGCTTTTTTTGCCTTGTGATAATTGCTTACGTCAAGACCTGCATACTTTCTTTGAAATTCCAAGATTTCTTGTTGACTGAATTTTCTACCACGCCCTAATCTGATAGGACGAAATATTTCAAGGTCAATAAAGTTAAGTAACTGGTCTCTTGAAATTCCTAGATCTTCACGTAATTCTTTTTCAGTGAGCATCTTTGTTGGTCTGACTTCCATGTGTGTTTCCTCCTTTCAAAAATTTCCAAATTGTGATAAAATATTGTTACACTACGATATCGAAAGTTAATATCTAGTTAGGAGGTGGTCGCATGTTAAAAGCGGCTTTAAACTCCCCTATTCTTCTAAAATAAAATTTACACATTCATGTGCTAGCAGGTGATGCTTGTTTGTACTAGTGACAGCCAATTTATTTATATAAACGACTAGTACGTTTTCAAGAAAAACGGCTATTTTATAAACTGTAGCTTTAAGGTAAATTCTATTTGTCTCATTGTAGGGTAACAAAGCAGATGCATACTGCTTTAAGTTTGAGACTTGATAAGTGTTGGATATCAAAGAAGTAAACAAATTGTGCAGCCGTTAGTACCAACACTACTAATGGCTTTTTTATTTACTGAAAAATATTTGATCAACACTCGCATTTGGAAAACTTCTCTTAAATTTTGCTAGAAATTCATAACTGGGATTTTGATAACCACTTTCCACTTTGTAGTAGTACGATGGAGAAACGCCTATTCTCTTAGCCATGTTCTTTTGAGACATATGCAAGCTCTCCCTGAATTTCCTTAATTTGTCCATTTAGATTTATCCTTTCTATAACGTGTTTGATAAAGCAATAACAACACGTGCAATTTCACACTGCTTTCTTAATTTTGCTTGTGGGGTTACGTTTTTCCAATTAGTAATTCTATCTGCAGCATTTATTAAAACAGCCATGGTAATTGGATATCTTTGTTCAACATTTTCCATTTTTCTTTGCTCCTTTCTTAAACTCCAAATTCTTGCATTTAATAAAGTGTCTTTTTAAGAAACTCCATCAAATATCAGTTAAAATATGTTTGTGCTTGATAGAAATAAGCATTGTAAATCATGGTTTACTTATCGTTAAAAAAAATATAACTTACAGATTTCCCAAGAGCGTTTGCTATTGAGTTCATTGTTGTATTTTTTATAACCGACTCCTCATTATTTTCTAATTTTGAAATATACGGTCTTGTTAAGCCAGATTTACTTGCAAGTTCCCCTTGTGTCATTTTCTTTGCAACACGAGTCTCTTTAATTCTATTTCTCATATTCCACCTCCTGTAACTCATGTTTTACAATTAAAGTATAGCGTGGTTTACATATATTGTCAACTATGAAATACATTTTAATAGTACTTTTTTGTTTGTATTAATGTTAACTGTGGTTTACACTTATATTAAGGAGATGTTATTTATGGAAAACACACTAGGAAAGTATTTACATAGCGAAAGAACAAAAAGAAATATGAGCCTAAGAGAATTCTCTGAATTATTAGGAATAAGCCATACATATCTTAATAAACTCGAAAATGGAAAAGATCCAAGAAATGGAAAGCCTGTTTCACCTACCATAGAAACTTTAAAAGAAATAAGTAAAGCTCTTCATGTTTCGTTAGAATATTTATTGGAAGTATCTGGATATGTAAAAGGAGAAAATATTGATACCGAACATCAATCGTTTGCAACACCTCAAGAAGCACTATCGTTCATTTTAAAACAAGAAATGATTGCTGATTTTGGTGGGTACGACTTAGAATCTATGTCTGACGATGAGATTAACGAAATGGCTGAGGATGTTGCTAATATGTTAAAAATCGTTTCTAAAAGGCATAAAAAGTGATGGATAATATATTTTATTCTAAATTAAAATCATTAAGACAAGCAAATCATTTGACACAAGAACAACTAGCAAACGAATTAAATTTACGTTATCACCTCAACGAATCCAAAGCAACAATTTCTCAATTTGAGAACAATAAGCGTATTCCTGATTTAGACAGATTGATTAATATTGCTGATTACTTTCATATATCTTTAGACTTTCTTTGTTGTAGTGCTAATAAAGCTAAAGATTTAGAGGAAGTTACCAATAAATCATTTTTTTCTCACAACCTACGAAAACTGCGTGAAAAAAACAATTTATCGCAATGTGAATTATCTAAAATGCTAGATGTTTCTAATGGCGCTATTAGTAAATGGGAAAATGGGCAGAGGGAACCTGATTTAACTACATTACAAAAGATAGCAACATATTTTGATGTTTCTTATGATTATTTATTAAGAGATAGAACGGTTTTGCTTAACTCAAATAATATCATAGATGAAAATGTTATTATGACTTACGACAAACCAGGAGATCGAATAAAAAAATTAATTAAGAAAAATGGATTATCACAAAAAGAATTTGTAGAAAAATTCAATGAAAAATATGGTTATTCTGATTCCGAAGCAACAATATCACAATATGTAAACAATAAAAGAACACCTGAAATTGATAAAATGGTAAAAATTGCAAATTTTTTCAATGTAACGCTTGATTACATAATGTGTAGAACTGATATTGATAGTGATATGTCTATCTACAATAAATCGAGGCAAGACGAAAACAAAACGAGCTTATCCTTCTCTACCCCACAAGAAGCATTGAGTTTCATTTTAAAACAAGACATGGTAGCTGATTTTGGTGGCTATGATTTAGATAATATGTCCGACGATGAAATAATGGAGATGGCAGATGATATTGCTGATATGTTGAAAATTATATCTAGAAAGCACAAATAATATCTAAGGAGTGTGCTTATGAATGAATATAGAATATAAAGTCAAAGATTTAATTAAAAAATATAATACTTCAAACATTAAAGAGCTTGTAGATCATCTTGATATTTCAATTGAATACCAAGATTTCAAAGCAAAAACTTTAGATTCAAGACTGATGATTGTTGATTCTAAAGGCTACATATTTGTAAGAAGTGATTTAGATTGTGCGTATGAAAATTTTCTTATAGCACACGAATTGGGACACTATGTTCTGCATTTTGATAAAGACATCAGTTTTAATTTTCTAAGGCGAGTCTATAAAACTCGTTTAGAAAGAGAAGCAAATGAATTTGCTATTAGATTACTGATGTATGAAGAACTACATAATATAAAAGAACTAGAAAATATTGAATTTATTGTAAAAGAAAAAGGAATACCGCTTAAAGTATGGTATTCACTGAATGAGAAAATTTCGGAGGTTTAATTATGGGAACGAGATATAGAAAAAGTATAAATCTTGGTGGAGGATTTAGAATAAATATTTCAAAATCTGGAATTGGATATAGTTGGGGTACAAAAGGATATAGAGTTACAAAAACCGTAAATGGAAAAACAAGAAAAACCTACTCTATACCTGGAACAGGGTTAAGTTATGTTGAAGAACAAAAAAACCATCAATCTCAAAATAGCCATCAATATAGTAAAAATCAAAATAAATCTTTTAATTCTTATGACGAGCAAAAACTTTCTAAAATTTCGATAGAAAAATATAATGATGAGAATTATGAAATATTTTTAGAAAAACTAAATCTTACATTGAAATTAAATAAAATATATAACTGCTCATTGATTATATGTCTATCATTAACTATCATTTTACCTTTTTTTATTGTATTTGCATTAATGGCACTCATTGGTAAATTGCATCTTATATTATTTAGAAAAATCGATATTACTTATGAAATAACAGATGATATTAAAGATGTCCTTCAAGAAAAAACAAATGCATGGAATTCATTGCTTGATTGTGATGGCTTATGGATTGAAACAAAAACATCAAAAGTAAAAAATAAAAAAATTGCATCTGGAGCGAAAAATTATATTTCAAGAGAAAAAGTAAAGCTTGTCAAAAAAATACCATTCTATTTACAAACAAATATCAATACTATACGTTTTGATGCAAATAAAGTATCTTATTACATTTTCCCTGATAGATTAATAATAATATCAAATAATAAGGCCGGTGCTATACCATATGATGATATTGAATTTGATGGAAAATCAACAACATTTGTTGAATCTCAAAAAGTTCCTAATGATACAAAAATAGTTAATTATACATGGAAGTATGTAAATAAAAATGGCAGTCCTGATAAAAGATATAAAAATAACGTACGCTATCCTATTTGTGAATATGTAAATATCTACATGAAATCAAAAACAGGATTAAATACAGTATTTTTATTATCCTCACTTGAAAAAGCAAATAAATTTTATGGTGTTATGGCAAACATAAATAATTAAAATGAATTGTGAAAAAAATAAATTTAGTCTTAATAAAAACAACTTATTTTGACGATTTAATAAAAAAAGAATACCACTAAAGATTTGGTATTCGTTGAGTGAGAAAGTGATAATCGATTAAAGGGGTGGCTTGAATGAAAAATAGCTATGATGAAACATTGTTATCAAAAAAATATATAGATATGTATGATTATAATTCTTTTTTTGAAGAGAATATAGCATCTTTAAAACAACAAATTTCTGATGTTTCAGGTCCTTTGTTAAACGATTATGCCAAACAGTTAGTTGAAGCGTTTAATAATAATTTGGCTAGTTCCGATGATTTTAAACATTTTTCAAATGTGATTGATTCACTTAAAAAATCAAATATCTGTATTTCTTCTGAATATATATCTGAGGTATCTAAATCATTCATATCAAATATTGATTTTTCTTCAATTAACGACTCGTTAAGCAAAAACATAGAAATAATTCGATCTATCCTCAATGCTGATGAAACTGATAAATCAAAAATTGATGATATTGATTTTAACATTCCATTTCCAAATGATATATCTGTTGCTGAAATGAAAGCAACTATAAATAATAAAGAATACGTAGAGCCTGAAATCGATTATAAACAATTTGATGTTCTATTAAAAGCAGCATCTTTTATCGATGATCCAGTTAAAGCAACAGAAAACGTATCTAAAGCTTTAGTCATTGCTAATCATTTTATTGGTTATTCTTTAAAAATTAAATTATTTTCATTTTTAATAGATCAAATAATAAATTTAATAGCTGAAAATTTTGTTGTTATTGCCTTTATTGTTTTAAAAGTTTTATTAAATACATATTTGAAAGACAACGAAACTTACAAAAAATTTATAGAATTATTAGATTCAATCAAAAATTTCAAGAAGTAACCTCATTTATCAGTTTTAAATAAAGCAAAGACGATAAAACAACAATGTATATTGAACCAGTTCTTAACCCAACGTGGAATAAACACGATGTAGCAAGATACCACTTTGTTTTATCAAAAAGAAGTCTCAAATAAATTTTGAGTACATATTTTAAACATTTCATACTTATACCACCTTCTTTTTTATACTTTTTGGTATAAGTATACCTAATATGTACCATTAATTCAAATTATAGACAGAGAGGAATTTATAAATGAAAAAAACCAACCATGACAACAATTTAGATTATCTCTATGATAACCATCCTGATTTGCTGGATTCTTATATAGATATCTATGAAAATTCTATATTTGCTGTTGATCATGAGATATCTCCTGAAGATATGGCTGACATCATGCAAATGATAGAAGCTTTCAAGATAGACAAGTTTAGAAGTTTAAATTAGATATTACGCCTGTTTTTTCCGTTATGGGCGTTTTATTATACAAAATATGAGAGGAGTCGTGATATATGATTAGAAAAAGACCTGCAAAAAAAGCAAAAAACGGATATACTTATCAAGTTTATTTTTATTACAGAGACATGTTTGACAAAAGAAAGTATTATTCTAAAAGTGGGTTTTTAACAAAAAAAGAGGCACAGATACATGAGACTGAAATGAAGGCTAGATTAAAAGAAAAAGGCACTTTGAATCAAGGAACAAATAAAACATTTAATGATGTGTTTGAAGAGTTTATGGAATCTGAAGGAAAAAACTTATCATTAAACACAATTAGAAGAAAGAAAGTTACATTTGACAAGTATATAAAAAACTCGTTTGGAAATTCTAAAATAAACTTGTTCAGCAATTATGCTTTTTTACAAAGTATTTTCAACAGCTTAGAAGAAATGACATTTTCAACAGTTAAAACTGTCAGATACATCGTTAAAAATGTAACTTCATTTGCAATTAAAATGGAATATATAGACAGTTCACCCATGAACCTTGTAACATTTAAATGGGCTGAAAAAGAAGAAAAAGAAAAAAAGATAGTTCCTTTTGAAACTTTTATTCAAGCATATAATGAGTTGGATGATAGCTATGCAATTACCATTGCTATTGGATATTATACAGGCATGAGAATCGCTGAAATTCTAGCATTGAAAGAAAGTGATATTGATTTTGAAAATAATGAAATAAACATTCATAATCAATTGATCTATTCAGGAAGGAATATAAAGGAATATAAAGTTGTTTCAAAATTGAAAACAAAAAAATCAAAAGACACTATACCTTTGAATAACCAATTAAAAGAAATATTATTGGAATATTTGAAAACGCATCATAATGAATATATTTGTCAAAAAAATAATCAATTCTATTATGTTAGCTATTTTAATAGGATTTTAAAAAATAAATATGGGTTTACTTGTCATGACCTAAGACATACATTTGCTTCCACTTTATATGAAAATAATGTAGATATAAAAACTACCCAGGAATTATTAAGACATAGTAATATTAAGACTACTTTAGATATCTATACTCATCTAAAAGAAAACAAGAAATTAGATACTGTAAACGATGTTTTCAAAACAAAAGATGTCAAAAGTATGCCAAAAAGCAAAATCAACTAATATGTAATCAGCTGAAAGTATTGATATATCAACGTTTTTTATCATAATAAAAAGAAAATAGATAGTCCATTAAGTCTCCCTTTTCTATCATTTTTTAAATTATATGGTTCAAATGGAATGTTAATATATTGTTCTCCCCTTTTCATAACTCTAATCATTTCAAAAATAACGATACATTTTTGAGAATTATCTAATTCAAAAAAATCTTCTTCTCTTTCTTTAATAAATTCATATACCTTTTTCTTATATTTTGGATAATTTTCTATCATTTTATTGCAAATTAATTTATATAAC